CCTGAAGGGGAGACTTACAGTAGAGATCCTAAGCCTGAAAATGCTCCTGAAGACGGCCCTACAGTAGACTTCTCTAGGACTGGGGCTACTCCTGACTACTTGCCACCTGCCCTAGCCGACGAACCTGTATTGCTGGGATTAACTATAAGCAAAGCTCAAGAAGACTTCTTACGATCTAAGATTATGGAGTTTGAAGATGTTACTACAGGCGTTTTAGACCTCAAAGCCTTAGACACATTTATCAATCAAAACCAAAATCTTATTAATCAGTTCGATAACTTCAAAGGAGATCTGCTTACGCTGTACGAGGCCAATAAAACCGCAGCGAGGCTAATTGATGAGTTAGGATTTGTAAGAAACACCGAAAGACTATCAGACGCTATAGGGAAAACATTAGCAACAGACACCCCAGTAGAGGGTTACTCAAGGCTGGCTAGGGAAGCTGTCGAAGCGGGTTCTATTTCTCCTGAAGCTAAGATTGATTTTAGAAATGCAACAATCGATGAGATATTTGCAGGGGCGGGTGATCCACCAGACTTCACCACGGTAGCTAAACGTATGTTACAGCCTATGAGTAGACGCTCAGGAGACCCTACTATTCTAGATGTGATGGTAGACACTGGGATTTTAAGTGCTGACGAAAAAAATGCTATAGGAGAAATGATCTTTCAAGGCCTACAACTAGAAAAGAGAATGACAGACCCTAAGACGTTTAATCAGGTAATGTCAGATACACCAGATCTTCAAAAGAACTTAGCTAGATTAATTGGTGCTAACGTAGGTGTATTATTTGGTAGGGGTGATGCCAGTCTACAAGCTGCAGCCATTGGCTCCGCATTCTTTAAGAAGTATATCGACCAACTTCCAATAGCTAACCAGAAAAACCAAATGGAACTGCTCTTTAAAGTGCCTGAATTAATTGTGGCAGGAATTAAGAGCCGTGGTCCAATGCAGAAAACGGTGATTGAAACGATCAAAGAATACAGCCGTATGGCAAGGCAGCTTGGTGTGGGCGGCGCTGTTACAATCGCGGGTAGAAAAGTAGGCGACAACTTAGAAACCATGTCTCTTGCGTATCCTTCTGCAGTCACAGGTAATACAGAAGACGAAAGTGTTCCTACTATCAGCATAGACGAACAGATGATGGATCTGGGTATGCAATAAAAGAGACCCCCGCCAACCAAAGCAGGGGTCTCAACCAACGAACAGGATGGACCAATCTCAACCCCATTCAACGAACATTTTAGTGTAAATGCGCTCTCAGGTCAAGCGGTCTGAGGGCTTTTTTATTGTGATTTATGCTGAAATATCAACGAGTTCGCAACTGTCTCCAGTACAAGCCATCGTCTGCATGGAAACTGTGTTGTCCTCTTTTTCGTAGTCTTGAAGTTTTGACCAGTCAATTCGATCAGGCATTTTTTCCAAAAGACTTTGATAATCTGAAGCCTTACAATCCTGATAAACAGCTTGGACATATACATGCTCATTAAATGGCAAGAACGATACGCCAGACATCTCATCAAAATTCTCATACACAAATGCGCCTACTTCAAACCACTCATCTGCCTTCACATTGATAGTCACGCTTGGCTTATGCTCGCACCAGTGCCTCTGGTACATCAACCACATTTCAAGCTGCTCAATAGCCGTCACATCTGCGGTGCAGACCGCTCCTTCAGGAGACTGCACAGGAAAGCTAAAGACAGTCGTTTGATCAGGTTTCTGAGACTCTGGCTCATTGGGAATGCCTTGGTCTATCATAAATCTCGTTAGCGGATCTTTGTTATCACCTCTTACTGTACGAATGTAATATGGAGAGTGTCGTGCATGTATTCCACTAGCACTATCTACTAGCTGAGAAACTGTTCCCGATGGTTTTATGCACGTAATAGCAGCCGACTGCTCTATTCCCAGCCTCTCTGCCCACTCCTTGTTAGTGTCCACCGCAACCTGCTTTAGATGCTCTAAAGTCTCAGCCAAACCCTTGTTAGCAGTAGTCATAAGAGGGTTATCCATAATACCTGTCAGGCTGACGCCAAGCAGACGCTCTTCGGCAGTATTCTTCTCCCAGACCTTCCGAAGGTATGGGAACTTAGTGTATGTGGCCTGTATGGTTCCCAAAATCGTAGCTATACGAACCTTACGCTCCAAGTCTTCTATAGTGTCGGTTGCCCGTACAACTACTTCACTGAGGTTGCAAAATTGTGATGGTCTAAGGATAATCTCGCTACAAGGATTAGTGCCAAAATCATATGAACTATCCCGTCTATCATTTTTAGCAGCTTGCGTCTTACTTGCTTGACGATTGAATATCCCTCGCTCGCCTGACCCGCTCTCTACTAAGGCAGTCCACTCACGCATGAATGCTATGCTGTCAGGCTTCTCCGAGTATGCCACAGAGTTGTTTGCTAAAGCACGATAACCAAATCTGTAAATATTGTTTTGCGGCTCATCCCACCACTTACCACTCTTAGCATGTCGCATACGATCATCAGACAGGTTACTCAGAGAAATCATTGCGGAGCGGCGTACACCGCCAACGACTACTACTTCACCTACTTTGCACATCAGGTCATGCGCCTCAATCGAAGACAGCTTACGACCTTGTGCAGCTTTAAAGGTTTTAACCGCAAAGTTAAACAGATCAACCAACGGCGCTGGGCCAGACGCCCTGCCCCCGAATGTCTTTAGTCGCGCACCCGCCGGTCTAACCTTTTCCACATTCCATTTTGGAATTTCACCAGCCCATAGGAGAGCAAGAACTTGTCGGAAAGCCTTGGCCCATCCTTCCTTACTATCCCTGACCATGACGATAGTATCACTGTCAAAGAGCGTAGGAACTTCAGGGAGATTATTGATATACTGTCTCTCGACAGAGAAACCTACTCCAGTACCGCAAAGCAAGATGAACATAGCCTCATCGAAGGCTTTCGGGTCATCTACGGCTAGATAGCTACAGTTGTACATGCACGTATTATCGCGGTTAGCCGCCTTTCCAGCCGTCATCATTGACCGCATACTGGGCATGACTTCTAGGCTAAGGATGGCCTGTTCTATATTCTTTATATAGGTATCATCACCGGCTACAGGCTTTACGATGTTATCCATGTACCGAGATACTGTCTCGCCCCAGTTCTCCCTGCGGCCTTCTTCTTCAAGCCACCTAGCATAGCGGCTGGTTGCGATAAAGGTCTGGTAGTCAGTTGGTAGTAAATTACTCATCATTGGTCTCCACTAGATCCGTAAGTGTTGGTTTTTTATAATTTGGACCCTTCTGCACTTTGCCGTCTGGTCCTTTCAGGGGCTTGCCGTCTAAGCCCAGCTTGCTCATATTGGAGCGGTGTACGCGGCGAACTGCCTTGTCTAAGTTCCAGCCGTATGTGGCTGCGTATCCGTAGATCACATAGACTAAGTCAGCTAATTCCTTGAGCATGTTTTCAGGGCTATTGCCGTTGCAGCTTTCATCAAAAGCTTCCCCGTATTCTTCCTGAATCATATCCCAGCGAAAATCTTCCAGCTTCTTGCTGAACTTCCACTTCTCGCCTAGTGGCTGCTCCATTCTGGATGCGAAGTCAGAGACCATTTCCAGAGGCGATAAATGTCTGTGTTTATCCCAGTCATCTGGCATATTATGTAAGCCAGCCTGTGATAGTGGCTCTGCTAGTTCAGCCACTGCGTCGATATCTTCCTGAGTGATCATTCTTCAAGCTCCTCGATCAGCCGGTCTAGATACCAACGGGCTTTCTTGAGGTCTTCGATAGGCTTAGACTTGTAAGGCCATCTCCACAGATACTTAAAAGCATTCTGCCAACAGTAGGCGGCGTGAGGCTCTACATCAGCGCCCTCTACCATAGCTTCCATAGCGTCGATGCACTCTATACCCGCATTATTATAGTGAGGTGGCTTATGTACCACATCCATTATGGGCATTGGATCTTCATCAATTGGGTAATCACGTAGGTGATCTTCGTAAGTCATTTTTTTACTGCGAGCGTTCATCAATGCACCTTCTTGCTAAAATCTATAATCTTGGCGTCAGACACTGCATCCAGAAGCTCATCGTCAGGCTCAAAGACCACCTCTTCACTCATCTCTTCTTCGAGAGCAGTTAAAATGGAGCCTGTTGTGGCTAGGTACTCGACACCGTTCTCCAAAATCATGCAGAGGCCGTTGGATATATCCATCATGGCTTTCACATATTCAGGATCTAAGTCTTCTGGGATGTTGCCCTGCGATGACAGAGTCATGCTGCCATCGTCGGGGTTGAGAGTAATCATTACGTGGATACTATTTTCGGGCAGGTTTATTTTTGGCACTATTTTTCCCAATCAATTTAAAGAAATGGTCTGCGTCCATGACAGCCAGAGGTTTCTGGCGATCAGCTTTAATAATGGCGATTGGCTCCGCACCCTTCGGACAATTATCTGCCGCTTGGTCCATCACCTTGTAGATTGCGAATGATTTATATGCCTTGCATTCTACTGAGTATGGGAACAGGCGTCTGGCGGCAGGACTAAGTTGTACGTCTTCGCCGCCAGCGCCTGAAGAAGTGCTTCTGACATCATCTGGGAGGAGTGCTTTGGGAAAGAGAGCGAGAATTTTATCTCTGACCCATTGCTGATGCCTTCGGCCCTTCGCTTTGGCACTCTGTGGGGTTATAGCCACTTCGGGAGGTCTAGGACTGTATACTCGCCCCACCCAGTACCAAAATCTTCCTTATCACTAGCATCCTTAATGACAGCCAGTGTCCTATGCATACGCTCTGTAGCATTTGCTAGTAGCTCTGGACTAACTACGTGCATATGGCTTGCGTATGGAGCAGCTTTTTCCACTGCAAGGAAATGAAAGCGTTCTACTAAGATACCAGCTAAGTTGCACACGTATAAGTAGAATGCTGCCTGTAAATCGTAAGAGTACTTCCAGCACTCCTGTGCGAACCCTGTAGGGCTGGCATCTTGAGTAGTTTTAACGTCATAGACTGTACCCTCTGTAGGTATGTAGAGGTCTGGCCTTGTTTTAAGCATCAATCCGGTACGCTCACACTCAGCGAATACAGAGACCTCATTCTTACGGTTTTGATGCCGTAAAGCAGTTAGGCAGGTCTCGTTCTTCAGGGTCTCCTGAGCCATGCGGTGTGCTACGTGATACTCTACTTCAGTAAGCACCACCTGATCATCTTCAGCATTCTCCTCAAGCTCTTTAAAGCCTTTGGATGCTCTAGTCTTTGGACCCTTGATCACTAAGTCACGATCTTCTTCTAACAGAAGAGCATGAACGGCAGACCCCATCGAGAAAGCAGATGTCTGCTTGCGTTTCTCGCCCTTCCAATGGGCAAGAGACTTCTTGTACACCGTCTTAACGGCGGTTGAGGATATACCACTTTGGGAGTGATATACCTCGTTTGACATGCCTTCGACTATGCCCATTATACGCGGTAATCCGCTTCTAAGGGGTTGACCTCATCCATAATTCTAGCGGCTTCAGCCTCATCGACGGCTTGCATACTCGCCTCTTTATAAGCTTCCTCAATCCTCTTATTTTCAGCGGTAATTAATCCACTGACATGAGCCAGACTGTCGTAAGTAAGTTGGTCCATTGGAATCGGACTACCGAACTGCGGAGCGAAGTGCATGACGTAGTACTTCTTACCTTTCGGGCTTGTTTGCGTGTCTTTGGACAGAATGCTTTCAAAATCCCAAAGATTCATACCGCGAGGTAGCTTCTTCATCACATCGTGGTAAAAGGGTCCGTAGTTCTTGCGCTTTAAAGACATGATACAAGGCTGGTTTTCAATAGTGACCTCACGGTCATCCGATGTCTTGCCAGTGTAATTAATTATACCTCTAATAATGCGGTAACGGTCAATGTCTTTGTATTTCTCACGCTCTTGGGGAGACATTTGAATAGACTGTTCATAAGTAGGCATCCCACACATGATACCGCCCAATTGATCACGGGCTTCCTCACGCTGATTTTTCACCAGCAAGGATTTGTTTACTAGGCCGTCATCACCCCAGTGCTGATACTGTATGTGATTACTAAATGCCCTGAACCTTACGTTCTCTGTGGCATAAACTTGGTCTTGTCCGGTCTTTAAATAGAATGCGCCCATTGGACCCATTTCACCATCATAATTCATCCCTACGGCAGGGATTGACGGCCCTGATGATGTAGAGGCAGCACCCAATTGTGCGCTAATTTCTTCAATCGTTAAGCTGTTATCTTGCAGTACTAAGTCAGTCATACTTATTTCCTCAAAAGTGAACTTACATTATACATTAGTTAAGCGCGGTAATCAAACATATTCTTCCTGATCTAGCCAGTTTTTACCGCGACTTATTTCTATGTCGAGCGGCACAACAAGGGAGTAACCAAACCGCTCTTTTGACTCTTCGCTGACCTTAGTCATGGCCTCTGTAAGAACTTCTCTGACCTGATCCACCTCATCAGGATGTGTATCGCACACTAAACTGTCGTGTACTGTAAGTATCAGTTTTGATTGTAGTTTTCTTTCCTTAAACAGCCTAAACGCCCTTATACAGGCTAATTGAACTAAGTCTGCGCTGAAGCCTTGGACTGGATAATTTAGTATCTGAGTAGCATTCGATACTCTGTCTGCTTTGGTTCTAATGACATTCGGCCAGAAATACTGACGGCCACTAGGTGTGGTTACTGTGCCATCTTTTAAAGTGCCGTTCATTAGAGACTGATGCCAGCCGTATATACCCTCGTATATCTCATAGAAACGGCTGAAGTATGCCTTTATATGCTCTGGTTGACCGGCTCCAGTGCCTCCAAATAGTGGCTGGAAGCTGGCCCACTTGTGACCCTGACGCTCATCCTTGCTGACTTCATTAGGCGGCTTCTGTAGACAGATACTTGCAGTCTGTCTGTGGATGTCCTTACCCTCTAGTACGTCTGCCAAGCCTTGACTGTCTCTCGACAACTCACACGCCGTTCTAAATTCAAGCGCGGAGTAGTCACTTTCGATCAAGAGACCGTTTGGGAACCGACTGACAAAGCACTTACGAACTGGAAAACCTCTCTTAGGCTGGTTCTGTAAGTTCAGCGACATACCGCCGCCACTCGACAGTCTACCCGTAGAGGCAATGCACTGATTGAAGTTTGCATGGAGAAACCCGCTTGCGCGAGTACCCCTCTTAATACCAGCCACAAAGCTATCCAGATAAACAGAGACCGCACTGAGGCGAGACAGCTTAGTCAGGAACTCTACGGCGGTAGCATTATCCTTGCGCTCTGCCTGTTCAATCAGACGCTGTATAGTAACCTTGTCAGACTTAAACCCGCCGATACTGGCATCGTAGGCTGTACTAGGGGCCATCTTCAGGCCAGCAACTACTCCATTCGAGGTGTATATCGCTCCTACGCCATTACAGACAGCACACCGTGACCTATTCTTATACGGCTCACCCTGCACACGATACTTCTTACCTAGCTTCGTCTTCGTCTTAACCTTGTACTTCTGTATAGTACCGGAACCAGAACAGTCAGGACACTGAGAGGCAGACTGCTTCATAACAACTCTGGTGGTGGTCCGTACTGCATCATAAAATTTATTAGGGTACTTTATAAAATCAAACGGCGGTCTGAGTGACTTACCGGCTTCGTTAGTACCGATGTTAAACGTCTGCTTATGTATGGCCTTGTCGATGACTTCCCGCGAGTAGATCACTCTAGTCATATCATCGCCAGAATTTAGGTTAATGGGAGTGTCACCCATCACCTGTTCAACAATACGCTTCAGGTCTATCTCTAAAGCGGCCTTCTCTTCGGTAAACTGCGCCTCAACTTCTGCCAGAGCAACCCTATCGATCTTAACCCCATTCATCTCTATCTCGCAGAGAAACAACAGCATCTCATTCATAAAGGGAATGACCTTCTTTAGGCTGAGATTATGCTCACGGGCTAGGATGTCTTGCTGGGCAATATACAACTCACCACAGGCCTTAACGTCAGCCTCTGCGTACTCGACTACTACATCCAACGGCATTTCAGAGAAGCATGTACCGCCTCTGAATAGCTCATCTACTAAGTCAGACTTCTTTAAGCTCGCAGTCTTTCGACGTAACGCACTCTCTTTAAGACTGAGTAGTCTACGCTGGCCCTTGGCTAACAGGTACTCTGTTATCATTGTATCTCTGACGATAGGCGGTAATTCAAAACCCATCTCTAGCAGCCACTCAGCATCGAACTTCACGTTGTGGCAGATCATGCCGTCAGCTTCAGCTAAGTGCTGCTTTAAACGGTCTATCCCATCAGGAGACTGTAGCTCCTTATGATGCCACAGGTCTGTATGAACCTCATCTACAGTCTCCAGCCCAAGCCAGCCGTAGTGAGCAGACACACACCGGTTGTCTGGGTTTTTCGGGCTGTTATCTATGCGGCCATCTATTCGTTGGACCGTTGTCTCTAGATCTAGAACAAGCCACTTAACAGGATCAGCAACGCAAGTATTAGGCTTTTTGTTATCAGAGCGACTAGCCTCTGGCTTAAAATCCATTACCAAATCATCTACCACGGCGGCTCTCCATTCTCATCCAACTCTGGACGTTTAAATGAGAGGTCACGCACTACAGGCTGTGGCTCAGGCTCAGGGTTAATTACGCCAACTTCTTCCAGAAGCAGCGCAAGGTGCGGCGGCAGATCATCACACTTCATAGCGAGAGGTCTGTGAGTTCAGGTTACAGAGAACTGTACCGTGCCAGCCACTGATCTTATTCTTCATCACTGTGATCCATCGACTAGGGTCATCAGGATTATCAGGATCATTCATTCGGCCTATGCCTAGCATGACATCACTCTCAGCCGCCTTACCCAGCTTACTACCTTCCATCATCGACATAGTAATACGGGTCTTGCCTTCAGCTTCAGCGGATGCTTGGGATAGCCCTAGTATAGCGCAGTCAAACTTCTTAGCGGCCTCACGAAGACGATAGTAGAGTTCTCTTAGGCGTTCATGCCCTGAGTTAAATTGCTGAGTTAGGGCAATCTTGTCGGCCATATCGACGATGACCACATCGAACTTCTTCTTATTGAGATACGCTTCAAGCATCTGGATATCCCAGCCTTGAGCATCGACAAAGGTCAGCCTCTCTTTAATACCTGCATAACGGGCAGCGGCTCCACGAGAGTCAAAAGCAATCTCATCTTTGGTCATACCGGTATACGCTTGTACCGCACGTAACTTGGTACGCTTACCAATCTCTTCGTTGGCTATGTAACCTACTCTAGCACCTTGGGCGCAGAAACCTGCCGGTGCAGCACACAGACTAATAGCAAACGCAGTCTTACCCACATTAGAGTAGGCAGCTATAACACCAAACTCGCCTCTACCAATTCCGTAGACCTCTCTGGAGAGTGTGTCGATGTTGAACTTGAAACGGTTATCATTACTGACAACGGCCAGTAGTTCATCGATGTCATCAGTTACTTCATCAGCAAAGTCATCAGGCATGTAACCTTCAGAGACACGGTCTAGTAGCGACTTTAGTAGGTCCATTGCAGAGGCATCACCCTCAGACATCTTTATGCCAAGGGTGGCTATGTCTAATCCGATGTGCTGACGCCATAGGTTTTCGATGACATCAACAGCCACTACATCATCGATCACTTCGGCATTGGATACTGAGTTAATCAGATCTTGGATGTCGGCTGTCCAAGCACCTGTACTAGTAGGATTGTTGGCCTTCCAGTAACTAAATAGCTCAAGTGGGGTGAGGTCTTTTTCAAATGCATCGTGCATTGATACGATGGTTGTGTAGACTTCTTTCAGTGTATCATCAAAAAGTGAGGGTCTAAGCTTTGCCTTATTTTCGCTATAGAACGAATTACTGAGGCAGCTTTTAAGCAATGATTGGTCCATTTAACTCTTTCGGCTGTTAACGTATTAATAAGATGTTATTGTATCACAGCCAATAGAATAAAAAAAGCCCCCACCGAAGTGAGGGCTAAATTTCTTTTTCGTTTAGTTTTAGTTAGTTAGCTCTGAACTTCATCTTATTCAGATCAACGGCTCCGGGTTCACCTCTGCGCTCCCTCAACTCAACTTGATAGTGTACTATGCGTGGGTTGCCCTTGCAGTAGTCTGCTATCAGTTTTTCCAATGCTACTTCTTCTGCGGCGGCTTCCTTAAAGCCCCCATCAATTGACATGTCAATAATCGCTATTCCTCTAGCTTTCATTTTACCATTCCCTTTGCTTTAACGTCTGTACTGGTTTCGTAGACGATATTACGGCCACAATGGCCTCTTCATAATTTATTCTGGTAATTATGTTGAGGGATATGGTGGAGCTAAGGGAACTATTGGGCTGCACCAAACATCTATACCCGCCCAATCAGAAGTAGTTCTAACTTTCTTACTAAGTATGCGGAGATATTTTCTGTAGTGAGCGCCGTAGGTCTTTCTAAGATACGAACCTGTCCAATTATGTGTTACAAGACCTATATGAAGTGACCTCGTAAATTCAAATTTTTTAAAATTCATTACTTAACACCTCTACAAGCTGGTTAACTGATAGGTTCTTTAAATCCTCAGAAGTAAACCTAATAAGTAAGCTTTTATCTATACTCCTACCTATGCTTATAGCCTTAGACGAAGCATCCTTGTCAAGGACCAAATAACAGGCATTGTATTTATTTAGCGACTTTTTTAAGCAGTTACTTACGCGAGTACCTAGCAAAGCTACTCCTACAAGGCCTTTTACTCTGCTCACAGAACATGCAGAAGGAGTGTCTTCTACAAGCACGGCTGTTGATCCAACACCTACGTGTATGCCCTCTTCCAGCACACCGTAAGAAAGCCACTTAGGTCCATACTTCTTTAGTGATCTACCTACAGCGCCTGTGTCTGTACAAAATAGCACTCTGTCCTCTGCCGGTGCGTATCGGACATCTATGTATCCAGCTTCATAAGCCTCTAGGCTATTGTTCTGATCTAGATAGTCGAGTGCTGGCTGATGATTACGGGCTGGAGTAGTGATCGAAGGAATAGGCTTTGGCTCTCTAGTCTTTTGCTGTACAGCATCTGCTAGATAATTCTTAGCTGCCTGTAGACTTCTCTTGCCTTGGTATATGCCTTTGCCATTGCAGCTTGCTCTAAAGCAATACCACTTTAATTGGCCGTCTACTTTAGAAACAGAAAGCTTCTTCAAGCCACCACAGAAAGGACACTGGATTACTTTAGTGTCTCCTTCCCGTATAGGGATAGCCTTGATGACTTCTAGTTGTTCGAGGTAGGTCATTGGTCACTCATAGTAGTTGGTTGGTAGTTGGTTTGGGGTTCTGCCTCTCCAAAGAGACAGCGTCAGCTTATACAGTTATTCGCATATGTCAACACTTAATTAGGTGCATATAAAAACAATTAGTGTTAACAGGCATTTTGCAGGTATCCCGAATTATCCAATGAAATCAATGGGTACTGTTAATCAATTGGTCGTAGGTTCGATCCCTACCGCCGGAGCCAAATTACTGATATTAAACAATAAAATGCCTCCGACATGGGTAAAGTGGCATGGCAGATTACAGAGTGGCAGTCTGCCATTTTTGCCACTGTGATCAGTATCCGTCCAGTGATTCCAAACGAATGTAGAAGTCACAGCCACGGTTTTTATTAAACTCTCGTTCAGCCACCAACCTCTGCACTGTCTTATGAGCCAGTAGCTGGTTGGTGCGAGAGCAGTAGTAACATAGCTTAATCATTACACATCCTGACCAGTGACATCTGAGATAGATATATAATCAGAGGCATGACCTAAGAAATCTCTCTGGCTCATGTCACTCAATATCTCTCTATCCTTTTCAGCTTGTTTAGCATACGCCACAGCTTCTTTGATTGTGCCGCGAAGTGCGAGTACATAATGCAAGTACGTTATTGCGTACTGCTTTTTATCTGTCTTTTTCATCACCACCCCCTAAGCATGGCAGAAGGATCGTCTGCTTACAGTAGCGCGGGAACTCATCATACGTCATAGCAATCAGTATCGGTAGGCCCGCTATAAGGAATGCGACTACGGCAGACGCCTTGATTGCGCCGTTGATGTTACCTGTCTTCTTCATCTAGACCTCGCTTAACCAATGCTATGAAACCGGCTTGGAATATCTCCGCGAATACTTCAGGGCTAAGGTCTAGCTGTATAGTCGCTGACCCGTCTTCATGCTCTTCCAGTTCTGTGATTCTGATGTCGTTTCTCATGCCGCCTTCTCCTTAGCTCTCTGCCTCTCTTGGTCACTCATTGGACGTATGTATGGGTAAGCCTCTCCCATCAGCGCAGCCCAGCTTACTGGGAACAGCCCTCGCATGATGTCGCTAATCTGATTGGCTACCACACGGCTCTCGTATTGAGTGTCAGAGGCACAGCGAAGGCTACACATCTTGCTGATGGCTTTTAAGCTACCGCTCCAGATCCACGACGATAACATTGACTGCGGCAGAACCATGCGAGCCATTTCTGGAGCTACACCTACTTCAAGTAGCGTCCGATAGCTGAGCATAGCGCCATCATAGGAATCCTCTATGATGTCGTCTGATATAGTGATGCGGCCCTCGCTGCCTTGCTTAGAGTTACCCTTGCGAGGACGGCCTCTCCATTCAGTAGGCCAGTAGAACTCAGGCTCACTGTCCACGTACCGGCGGCTTATCTCATTCCACGGCATATACTCGCTCTTCTTGAGTTGCGCTATAGCGAACAACGGTGCGGTACACCTGAAAGTGACGAAGGCATGGTTAAATGGTGAGTAGTGCTTATGATCAGCCAGATACCGAATGAGCTTCTTATCCTTATCATGTAGCTCAGGAACCATAGGGCCACCTTCTTTACCAGTATAACCTAGAGCCTCACTCGTAGCGTCATAACTCACTCTAGCCGCATCTACGACTGAGAGGTCATCACCGGAGTGCCGCACGTACTGAACAGTAATTTGTTCGTGATCCATTTATAATAGTCCTCGTTTTATATTGGCATTGGTAGATTCAATCTCGCCCTCTACTGCATAGACAACCAGCATCTGAGGGTTCTTGTGGCCTGATAGAGCCATTAGCTCTCTGTCTGAGCAGCCAGACTGACTGGCATGGGTTATCCCAGTTCGTCGTAAGTCAGCTAACCAGATAGTAGAATACATCTGACTGCCATCTTTATTGAACTGACTGTGTAGAGGCACTTCAGGTAGCCCATAGCCGTCAGCCAGCTTACGAAAGAACTTATTACATCTATCGTCAGAGTATGGACGCCCAGTATTTTCGTATGCGAAAATGTAGTCATCGGAGTTACGGTGCTGATGTAGATGTAACCTATCCTGAACGGCGTTGGTTACCTTTATGGACATCTGCTTGCCGGTCTTTTGCTGGATGAAGTTAGACACACCAGTACGCCCATCGATGTTAGACCACTTCATAGTCCTTACATCTACTGGTCTCTGGCAGAACTCATAGCACATGACGATCATAGTACCCATCGACGGGTAGCCCTGCTCATCACAGTACTTCACCATGCCCTTGATCTGATCGACGGTCCACATAACCTGCCTGTCAGGTAACTTAGGTATCCTAACCAGAGAGAACGGGTTAGCTTTAACTTTCCCCGCACGTAAACCCTCGTTCCAGACTAGCTTCAGCACCTTGAATGTGTGGTTGGCTTTGTGTGTACTTACGTCATCCTGTATGTGTAGCCACAATCTTTGTGCGTATTCGTAATCCACCTGTGACACAAACATCTTGCTAAACTGCTTACCGCTTATGTGTACACGTTGAACATGACTGAGATGACCATCGTATGACCGCTTGGTAGAAGCGGCCTTGATGTTTGTGTACGCCATGCTGTCTTTGTAGTAGTCCACCAGCGCAGCGACAGAACGGCTGTCTGCTCGTACCTCTACTTCTTCACCGGCTTTATGGGCCTCGAACAGACGCTTAATCTCATAGCCACGGGCATTGGCATCTCTAATACAGGTGTAGTTTTCACGAGGTTTAACATTCAAATGCGGAAAAGCCTCTAGCACTTCAGCGGTAGGCCTGATGTCGTACACCCAACCATTACCTACCTCTCGCGGCCTCACGTAAGGAGCTTTAGCCATTAGACTTCTCCTTTCGGTAGTCTTGCCAAATAAGACTGTAGGAGATGCCATGATACTGGCAGTAGCCGATAGCAGCATACATAGTCTTGGCATCCGTACTGTCATCTATCTCTGCGTAGACACCGTCTTCCCGCATTTCTAACGTGAACCAGTAGTTCTCATCGTCGTGCCAGTGCAGCGCCGTAGCTTCATTAGTCGTACTACAGTGCATTTGACCGATTACTTCAGTAAGACCACCAATAGCCCATATGAATTTGCTGAATACTTCTTCTTTAGCCATTAGCCATCTCCTTCTGTAGCTTGAGTCCTTTGATCAGCATCTCTTCTGCGTCCTTCTTCTGTCCGTGCTGTAGGCGTTCTAAGGCCCAAGACACCCAGCTAGTTGCGTGTGGTGATAGTTGATCAGGGTTTGGCTCTGGCTTGTGACCAAGAGCCTCGAAAGAACCCACTGCGTTATCATTGAGGAAGGCAAGCAGATTGGGTTTGTCTACCGGAACCTCGACTAGGCGCATGTCATTCTTGAACCGCTTGCGAGCATCAGCCTGAGTGCCTGACCACTGGCCTTGGTTGTTTGTGTACAACTTCATGCCGCCTCTCCTTCGATCAGACTTAGCTCCAGTTGGTAGTTGGAAGGGTCAGAGGCTGGGCTGAAGGTTACAGTATCACCGGCCTTTGCAAACAGCTTTAAACTGCCGATAGATAGCAGCCTATCACCGCGAGGTCTTAGATAGAGCCGTACCGGAGCAGGTAAATTATCGGCGTGTGTCCATACACCAATGAAAACCAGCTTCCTACTTGGCAGGGTAGATATGTAATCGTAGTCGTGTGGCAGATACTCTTTGGCGAATTCCACCACTGACTTGTTCGCATCGATAATGGACTTGTTCAGCATACGCTGAGTGATTTTAATACTAGCTTGCATTCGACATCTCCTCGCCACAGTTATTGACGATGGCCTTGTAGATAGCCAACTCAGTGCGGTTAAGGCCGCAGAGTGCCGTTGGGTACTTCCGCACGTAGTTTAGCAGCCGCCAAGCCTTAACCAGAGTATGGTTATCCAAGTAGTCGTTCATAAGATGGTGAATCGTAGTAGCTTTCATTTGATTGGTCCTTGTTGGTTGATTAGATAACTAGTCTACTACGCCAGTTAACAGGTTGTCAATCAAATAAGTTAACAGTCAGATTGAGACCAAAAAAATTTCCCTGCGCGAACAAATCATACCTTCACTGAGTATATATGGACCATATTGCAACTACATGTAGTCACCTGACGTAGGGGAAGGCGAGTGGGAAAAATAAAAATGATTTTTTAAAATCGTTGATTGACCAATTGGTCAGGTTATTAGTTAGCAATTTAACTGTTGCATTTGTTAACGGGTTTCCTGTAGGCTTCCGACAGACGCTTGATTTGCGTCTACAACCAACAAATGAAAAGGACCAATTAAATGACAATGATTGCAAATTACCCAAGCAAAAAAGCTTGTAGGGAAAACATAGGCAAACCGCTCGCGTATATAGAGACCAGCCTATTCGGTCCACAGTATCGCGGTGATGGTGAAATCACCGTAGCTAATAGGCCTCATATCACAAACCAAGGCCGCGAATGGTTTGGCATCATAACTATGGAAAACCACCTAATTAAGGCGGTTCGCTAATCAGATACTTCTTCGCCTTATACGGGTTTTTATCGTGCTGGCTCGATGTTTTGAGCATCATTTTTAACTGACAGCAAAAAAGGATCCACAATGTCAAACGACTTACGGGAAATGCCCGACGATTTATTCTTCGGTGAAATTGAAAGCATAAACGTCTGGCTTAACGAGCAGACACAAAATGAAAAGGACCAATCAAATGCAAAAACGTAATCGCAACGTGATCAAATTGAAATCAGCCAAATCATATGCAAACGCCAGCCGGTTGCTTCACGCGATCAAAGGCTATGAACTCTACAGCGCAAACTACATTGTAGTGGAGCGCAGCGGGCGTCTGGTGCCGGTGTTCGAAGAAACCAGCCTGAAGCCTTGGCAATTAGCCTTGGCAAAAGAAAAGCTATTTGCGGTTGCATAGTGAAACGGCCTTTGGGCCGTTATCGGAGGGTGATGCCTTCGGTCTGACGATCAGTCAGCAACCAACGAACAAACCAACCAATCAATGAAAGAGAGTAATTATGTTAGATTTTCAAAACTTCAGCCAAGACCTCGAACTGCCAACCGCTTTAGACTTCGATCCGGTGTTCGAGGCCAGCCGACAGGATCGGCACAAATTTGTGATCGACGGTAATACCGGCAAGGTGCTGGGTCACGTAGGCGACACGTTTTCATGCGCGAGCCACCGCAGTTTCTTTGAGGGTGTATGGCAACAGGTCACAGAGAACATGGACCCCGCCGATACTGAAGGCGCGCAACTTAGATTTCAGTCTGGCAGAAATGGTGCTTTTGGAATGATGGATGTTCAATTCCCATCTATCGCAACACAGATTGAAACCGACGAACACCAGACAACCATCAAGCAGCGTATCATTGCCCTGCACTCGATCGATGGTGGCAGTGGATCGAACACAACGCTATTCGGCGCGATAGATGCGTTTTGCCTCAATGGCATGGTATCGGGCGAACATTCAAAAGTACGGCGCAGGAATAGCAGCCAGTTTTCAATGGAAGGTTTCATCAAACAACTTCGGACAGCGAAGAACGATTTTTATGCCGACAGCGCACGGCTGAAAGTATTTGCTCAGACTAGCCTGACCGATGACACCGTGAAGGCGCTGCTCAATTCTATGATGGCTCCAAAGCCCAACCCCGACAGCAAGCGGCAGGTAGAAAACAAAGCCGATAAAATGTATTCGCTGTATCAGTCAGAGGCCGCAGTCAGAGGCAAAAATAAGTTTGCCTTGCTCAGTGCTTGGACCAATTACGCCAGTTATGCGGATGATCGAAACGGCTTTGCCTTGCGCCAGACTGATGCTGCTAATCAGAACCGCGCAGCCAATATGATGCAGCGTGAGTTAGAAGTTAATAAGTGGATCTCTGACAACCGTTTTCTGGAGGCAGCATGATGGGCAAAAGATTCAAACATAAGCCATCTGATTTTATGACAGGGCAGTTCTCATATGCAGCCACTACTCCAGCCCGCAGCCGTCGAAGTGAACGCCGCCGGTTGTTGTCCCTGCAACGAAAAGCAGCCAAGCTAAACCGATCAATAGACCGGCTGGCAAACAGCATAGGGGGATCAGAAAATGCAGGGGCATGAGGCGAGGCTTGCAGCATTCAGACAATTGAACCAATGGAACTATCGGCAGCGGGCAATCGAAATGGTTGACGATGGAATAATTGATTGCCGCTTGGCCTTGATTAATTGCCTGAACCATATGTCACAGGATGACATCAAAGACATGCTAACCGACAACGAACTGATAGACGATTAGATCAACAATAAATTCTCCCTGAACTGGCCCTGTCTTCGGATGGGGCTTTTTTTTGGCAAAATCAGGCACTCAACCTATGGGGTATGCCAGGAAACTTTCTAATTCAACTTATAGGTGCAAAATAACCGAAAATCGCCACTGAGTGGGGTCTAGCAGATTTCATGAACTCTAAGTCGCAGAAACTGTTAACGCACTCAGTGGCCGTTATATGCGCTCTGTTAGCCTGTTAACTTATCGCGGTCTGTTAACAGTTTATTGTGGACATAATTAATATTTACATGTTAACAGGGGTGACGGGCATCTGTGCCTGAACACCAACGAACCGAAAGGAAGACCAATGACAAATCAACCAAACCTCAACCTGCTCAATGAAATGGCGCAGGATATTTTCTCTGGCCTCAAAGCCGTGAAGCTGCGCACAGTTAAAAAGGGGCAAGAGTTCTGCCGCAAACCCACCTCTGAAAAGTATTATGTCCGAGCGCATTACAATCGGAAGGATGAGTTTGGACCTGCCACATTCACTTGCATCGATGGCGACGATATCGGGCGGTACATCGAGCTAAAGCCTGACACCATCGTTTATGTGGAGGGCTGATAGATGAAAACCATTCAAAAAACTATCGGGCAGGATTATAAAATTTCAATCCATGAAAGCGCCGCCGGTAATTGGGAGCTTGCCTTGATCGATGGGCGTGGAGATGAATTCTTCGGAAACCAATTTGTGCCGCCTAAATTCTGGGCATGGTCCGAAGACGGGTTAAAGCGGTTTTATCTTGATGGTCAGGTCTTCGAAGACGATGACATCATCCACTGCGTCAGGATCGATCAACTGCCTGATTTGTGGGGAGCAGCCCGCCGGTATGCTTTTGCGATGTCGATGGCAAAGGCAAAAGAGCAGCGTGACCAGCCGATCACCGTGTCGCGGGTTCGAGCGTGATCGATCCAGAGAAAACAATGCGGTGGCTCAATAGGGCCGCTGCTTCACTGGTTGCGATTCTGTTCGCAATCAATCTTATCAATTTATTCTGGGGTATATCCTGATGGAAAAACTATTTCTCGAAACCACCACCGGCACGCAGTCTGCACAGTGGTCAGCCCAAGTTCAATTCAATGAAATCCAAGAGCCTATCGACATCGAAAGAGATGCCGACATAGACAGCATTGTGATGGATGAAATCGGCCACTTGCCCAACGCAGCCGCTTGGATCTGGAGCAGCAAATGATGGATCTGGCAGCGCAAAACCGCCCCGCAGCCGTCAGCCTCGAAGCTTTGCCTGACAGCGAACTTGAGCATCTGACCAACGAACAGATCATATCGATTTGCAATCTGCATAACTGGCATCAGGTAAAGCAGCCGCTCTGCGAGTTCCTGCTATCAGCCCAGCCTCAACTAGGTTTTAACGATGGCAGTGTGATGGTGAACACCGGCTTAATGTGGGTGGGCATCGAGGCTGATGGATCGAGGCATTCCTGACCAGCCAGCCCAAACAAACAAACCATAGAGACCGGCTTTCGAGCCGGTTTTTTTGTGTCCGAAGACCGGAATGTAGTATGCTCTGAGAGGCGCTGTAAGCCTCACACAGTAGCCAAACAGTTAACTGGCATAATTATACCCAAAACAATTGCCCCTATTCAGTGGCGCTTATATCGCCTCTCAGGGCTATAGCAGTTTCGGGGCAAACACCCTGTCAGAGGCTCAGAGACGGCCACACAAAGCCGAAAGCAAGGCGCAGCATATCACGGGTCATGGGCTTAGGGATGACGGCTGCGGGCGCAGATCTGGCGCGGGCTGGTGTCGGCTGCTCAGGCTGGCTGTTCGAGCAGGTGACTGAGGGCAGGCAGGAAAAGGGCTGAGGGTATACAATGCCGCTTCCCACCCCAGCGTCTGGTGATCGTCAGCCAGCAGCCACCCTGCGCGATGCTTGGATCGATGGCTGGGCTGGTGCTTTTATGTCACAATATTCTGATTAATTGCATATTCTGCCAGTATTCTATGAGCCAGTTTTATCTAAGCAATTGATTTTACTTTTAAAATCACAGTCAGCCCGTGAACTATTCAGTCATCGATCTATAAAAAATATAATAAAAACAATGACTTAAAGAAATCAGCATAAATCAATCTATTTTTCTGATCGTCGGGCCGACCGGGGCGACTGCCACCCCCTACCCCTCTAGATCTGTGTACAACTCCCACCTATTTTTAGAAAATAGCAACTGTAAATGGCCCCCAGCCGATTACTCCAGCAAATAATCCGTCAACGTACTACTCCAGTAGTTAGCAAATTAGCAAAGGCACTTGTAAAGTGTTGCTAAGTTGTATATACTTGGGGCATATTTTATTTATTGATTTGGATTACCAATGGCTAATGATAATGACTTTGGAGAAGATGGAGTCCTGTTTGCTGACGGGCTACCGTTCTTCTTAGACCACGACCTTCAAGTACCGGACTCAGGGATGCTGTACCTACAGACTACTTTGGAAGTTGGTGAGGATGAGAAGGTTACTATTAATAAACCATTCTGGGAGATTACTCAGTTTGTCTTGGACAATGCGGAGTCGGAGTACGGGGAGTTATACGACATAGCCTCTGAACTCACTAAGGAAGCTACTAAGCTCAGGGAATTAGCTCAGACGATAGAAGGAAGCGACGAAGTAGTTGCTGATCTTTTTGACGCTGACTATGACCCAACAGCCTAACCTATTTGGCTGGGAAGATAATCCAGCTAAAACCGGCGACATAAAGTGCAGACACTGTTATCAGGTTAAGCCTAGAGAATCCTTTAGGCTATACAGACGAGCTACTGGAGACAGGGAAAGTCGGAGTACCTCTTGCAAGGACTGCCAGAAGTATAACAATTCGGTAGTGAATGATATCAGGAAGACTGCCCCGCCGATGACTGACCATTGCCAGTGCTGCGGGAAGACTGACACTAAGTTGGTGCTGGACCACTGTTATGAGACAGAGAAGTTTAGGGGATGGCTATGTCCTCACTGCAACTTGTCTATTGGATTGTTGGGTGACAACGAAGCCGGTCTGCAAAGAGCTATCGATTACCTGAAAGCATAGCGGGTATTCGCCTTATCTATCTACTACTTAGTTGGCTTAGTTGGTATAATGATACCACATACAGCTAAGGAGATAGATATGTTTGGAAAGATGTTTGCAGTGATGGTCCACACCTTTGTAGGAGATGCGGCCATCGTCAAAAAGATGCAGGACATGCAGCAACGGCGGGTAGACTACTGGCAGTTGAAGAACCTATCCGACAACCAGTTAAAGGATATGGGAATTAGTCGGGGAGAGATCTACCACAAGGTCTATGGCGGGTAGATTACTTAGAGTAAACTACTACACCCCATACTAGGGTGAGTTAGGCTATCTATATAGTTAACCACTCAACCGACAATTCATTATACAAATTAATCAGCTAGTTGTCAATAAAAATACTTAACAAGCTGATTAATTAAGCCCTTGACCGAGGGCCATATAAAATGTTACAATGAAGGGGTTAGTTAAATTATGACATTTAACCTGTACTATATTCGTGCAGCGATCCAAGAACGAACAGGACAGATCCTGAAGTTCGATCACATCAGAAGACTACTACTGGAAGAAGGCCTGATCTCTGAGAAGGAGTTGAGGGATAATCCCTTAGCCCAAGAGTTCGACGGCTACGGCAGATACTTCGCAACAGAAGACTGTTCAGTAGAAGTTCCATTAGATCCAAAGCGATTCATACCAGAGTTATTAGAAGAAGACTTTGATGATTAAGGAGAATTAGAATGCCTCAAGGTAAGGGAACATACGGCTCTAAAGTAGGACGCCCGCCAAAGAAAAAGAAGCCAGCTATGATGGGCGGCGGCATGGCTGCTAAAAAGGGCAAGCCTAAGATGATGTACGGCGGCATGGCAAAAAAGAAAAAGTAATGTGGATTGCCGTTGTCCTGATCTGCGCTTCTCCAATGGATGTGAGAACCTGTGACGTACTGGTTCGCACTGATCAGGGGTTTTTCAGTCAGGCTGCTTGCAAGGCTCAGGTTGAGGAAGACGTTACCAAAATGAGGAACGGCAGAAACTTCTACGCCCGTTACCAGTGCTACCAGATGCAGGGAACAACTTAAATAACACTTAGCTAATTCTTCGGGGGGAGAGATGATAGCAGAGACACTGGCGGTTATAGGAGCCGCCAATGCCGCTATCGGTCAGGTAAAGACTCTGATCGGGCATGGGCAAGACATATCTGCTATGGGGCGACAGCTAGGGGCTATCCTCACCGCTGAGGAAACTCTAAAGGCGCAGGGTGACCGTAAGAAGAGAAGCTTATTCTCTGCGGCTCTAGGCAAGGACGAGAGCAGCTTCGAGGAGTTCCTTCACCTAGACAAGCTCAAGCAAGCCCGTAAGGAGATTGAGTCTCACATGCGCTTGTACGGGCGTCCGGGTCTCTACGATGACTGGGTAAAGTTTCAGGCTCAGGAGCGGGTCCGTAAGCGGGAAGAGGCTGAAGAGCAAGCCAAGGCCAGAGCCTTCCTAGTAAACATATTCCAGTGGTTCATAGTGGTTCTAATTGTAGGCGCTGGCTGTACAGGTTTAATTTGGTGGGCTTGGGTAACCAGTGGCCGGTGAAACTCTCATAAGCCACTTCCCGCTTCCTAGTATGCCCTTTCAGACTCATGTGAATGTGATCTTTGAGAGCGGGCGCGGTGAGCAGGTTGAGAAGAAGGCACAGGCTGGTGAAGCTGGCTCAGTAGAGCCAATAGATGAGCATACACCAGTAGAGAACCTGAAGCTGGTTGATCAGCGGTATGCCTATAATCCTGACCCTAATAAGCTTCGGATGCCTGACGGTCAGATAGTAGATTTTGTGGTGGCGTAAATGGCAAAGACTAAAGCAGAAAAGATAGCAGCCGGTAAGAAGCGGCATGGATTTACGGCGGTAAATAAGCCGCGCAGAGGTGGTCCTAAGAAGTTTGAGGTACTGGCTGTAGAGGGCGATACGGTTAAGTACATCACCTTTGGCGACCCTAATATGGAAATCCGCAAGGACAATCCCAAGGCCCGCAAATCATTCAGAGCTAGGCACAAGTGTGACACGGCTAAGAGTAAACTAACCGCCAGATACTGGTCCTGCAAGAAGTGGTGATCTGATGCCAGCTAAAAAGAAAACTAAGAAGGACGCTTGCTACAAAAAGGTATCGAGGGCGATGCCACAAAACTCTGCTTACCGCAGCGGTCACATGGTTAAGTGCCGCAAAGTTGGGGCAAAGAACTACAACATAGGCGGTAAGAAAAGTGGCAGCAAAAAAAAGTAGTACCAGTGGCGGCTTAAAAAAGTGGTTCGGTCAAAACAACGGTAAGGGCTGGGTAAATTGTAAGACAGGAGGCCCATGTGGCCGTAAGTCAAAGAAGAGTGGCGGTTCATACCCTGCCTGTAGGCCTACTATGGCTCAGTGTAAAACCAAAGCAGGTAAAGCTGCTACCAAGAAGAAAACTTCTTCTAAGAAGGTTAATTGGAAACCAAAAGGGAAGAAGAAATGACTGATGAACGCCTCACTAGAATTGAGGATAAATTGGATAAGCTCTCACACGCAGTCGTAACTCTAGCCAGAATGGAAGAGCGTATGATTACTGTTTTTAAGCGTATGGACAATATCGACGATCAGCAAAAGGCTATGTGGGATCGTATTGTAAAACTGGATCAGATCACTGCTTCCAGAGGTCAAAAGCTGCAATTCTTTGAGCGCATTTGGTGGATCGTCTTCACGGCATCTATCGGCGCTTGCTTTGTGTATATGAGGACTATTGGATGAAGACTGAGAAGGAATACACCGACAAGCAATTGCTCTTCTTGGATGCCCTTATGTCTGACGAGTGCAAGGGTAACATTAAGAAGGCCATGAAGGTAGCTGGCTACGCAGACAGTACTCACAGCCGCATAGTTGTATCTGCCTTGAAAGATGAGATTAACGAGCGAGCGTCTATGGTGCTTGCTATGAACTCCACTAAGGCAGCGTGGAGCATGGTTGATGTGCTAGACGATCCGGGGGCTATGGGCGCACGTAACTCTATTGCAGCCGCCTCTCAGCTACTGGACCGCACCGGTCTGATTAAGAAAGAACAGCTAGAAGTTAAGAACACGGGCGGGGCTATGTTTATTCTGCCACCGAAGAGCGACGATTGAGTATCTGGTTAGATAAGACAAGACCTAACAAGACAGCTAAAATACCCTACGCCTACAAGGTTTCTGAACATGATCCCTTAGTCGTAGTAGCTGACATGGAGAAGGCCGCTCTAGTCGAAGAGGCTATGGACTACTTGGAAGAGGGTCACTCCAGCCGTAAGACCGCTGAGTGGTTAACGTCCAAGACCGGAGATAGGATATCTCATCAAGGTCTGATACACATTTGGAAGGCTCACAGAGGGGCTAAGAGTGACAATCCATCCAAGCGCCTGAAGCAGCTTGCCAAGGACAACCGCAAGCGTAAGCCAAAGACTAAGGAAGAGAAGACCCTAGCAACTGCAAAGCGCAAGCAGTCGGACGCCAAACGCAGACTGACTATCGCTAAGAAGCAGTTAGCAGAGTTACAGCCCAACGAAGAGTTGGACACTGCTAATCTAGACTTCTCTGTTATTGAGAGCGAGAAGCAGAAGCAGGAAGTAGTCTTCGCACCTAACGAGGGTCCACAGACAGAGTTTCTAGCTGCCTCTGAGCGTGAAGTACTTTATGGTGGTGCAGCCGGTGGCGGCAAGTCGTTTGGCTTACTAGCAGACCCGATGCGCTACTTCAGCAACCCTAACTTCAACGGCCTTATACTACGTCGAACCAATGATGAGTTGAGGGAGCTTATATGGAAGTCTCAGGAGTTATATCCCCGTGCATTCCAAGGAGCTAAGTGGGCTGAGAAGAAGTCTCAGTGGACGTTTCCTAGCGGAGCCAAGCTCTGGCTAACATACTTAGAGAGAGACCAAGACGTACTTCGCTATCAGGGTCAGGCCTTTAGTTACGTGGCCTTCGATGAGCTAACTCAGTACCCTACTCCCTTCGCGTGGAACTACATGCGCTCAAGACTTAGGACTACAGACCCTACTCTGCCTATTTACATGAGAGCTACTACCAATCCGGGCGGTAGTGGACACGGCTGGGTAAAGCGTACCTTCATAGACCCTGCCCCAGCAAACTCAAAGTTCGTTGCTAAAGATATAGAGAGCGGCGAGGACATGGTCTACCCAGAAGGCCATGAGAAGGCTGGAGAGCCACTGTTCTATCGTCGGTTTATACCGGCAAGCCTCAAGGATAACCCCTACCTGATGGAAGGCGGGCAGTACGAGGCTAACTTGCTATCTCTCCCTGAGATGCAAAGGCGTCAATTGTTAGAAGGAGACTGGGCAGTTGCAGACGGAGCGGCATTCTCAGAGTTCAGGTCAAAGGTTCACGTTATTGAGCCGTATGAAATACCGACTGATTGGCGTAGGTTTCGGTCCTGCGACTACGGATATTCTTCTTATAGCGCTGTGCATTGGTTTGCTATTGACCCAAGTTACAACACCTTAGTCTGCTACAGGGAATTATACCTGAGTAAGCACACCGGAAGAGACCTAGCCAAGGCGGTTATGGAAGCTGAAGGTCCAGAGCGTATAGACTACGGCGTACTCGACTCCAGTTGTTGGCATCAGAGAGGTCAGCTTGGTCCATCCATAGCCGAAGAGATGATTTCACAAGGCTGTAGGTGGCGTCCTAGCGACAGAACCAACGGCGCAAGAGTAGCTGGCAAGAACAGGCTGCACGAAGTCCTTAAAATAGACGAGGACACAGGCATTCCGGGGATACAATTCTTCAATACCTGCCGCCAAATCATTGCTGACTTACCCGTCATACCGGCAGACCCTAGAGGATCGGATGATATAGACCCCCGCTACGCCACAGATCACGCATACGACAGCGTCAGGTACGCAGTTATGAGCAGACCTAAAGCATACTCCCCGTTTGATTGGGGAAATGGCGTTCCACAACAGAGTTGGCAACCCGCTGACGCAACATTTGGGTACTAAAAATGGCATTAATGGACAAACCTATACCGGAAGACGCTACCGACACTGACATTGTAGTGCCTCTAGAAGAGGGCAGTAATGTAGAAGAGGAAAATATAGGCTATTCCGGTACAGTTGCCTTCGTAGAGAGCCAATACAACCGCTCAAAAGACGCCAGACTAACAGATGAAGAGCGTTGGCTGGATTCTTACCGCAATTATCGCGGCCTATACTCCAGTGAAGTGCAATTTAATGAATCTGAAAAGTCTAAGGCCTTTGTAAAGATCACTAAAACCAAGGTCTTAGCTGCCTACGCACAAGTTGTGGACGTATTATTTGCTGGATCTAAGTTTCCTATCGGTATTGAGGCCAGACAGTTCCCAAATAACGTAGCTGGGGCCGTAAATTACAATCCAAACGCTCTCACCGACGAAAAAGTCAAAGAAAAGACTGACGTTGACTATGAAGTACCTACTTCTATTGCACGGCCTGACTTAGCCAAGCAATTAGGCCTGTATAAAAAGAAGTTACAGCCTGTTGAGAAGGATTTAGAGCTAGGCGTAGGTACTATGGAAGGTTCTATCACCTTTGAGCCAGCTAAACGCGCCGCTCAGAAGATGGAAAAGCTTATGCACGATCAGTTGGATGAGACTGACGCCCCTAAGCACCTTCGATCAGTAGCATTTGAGTGTACTCTCTTTGGAACCGGCGTATTCAAAGGTCCATTTGCTATGGACAAGGAATATCCCCGCTGGACTGAGGATGGTAACTACGATCCGCTGTTTGAGACCATCCCTAAGATGGAATACGTCAGCATTTGGGATTTTTACCCTGACCCAGACGCCCGTAATATGTCTGAGGCTGAGTTTACCGTACAGAGACACCGCCTAAACCGCACTCAGATGCGTTCTCTAAAGAAACGACCTCACTTCCGTAACGAGAGCATAGAATTAGCACTTGAGTACGGACCATCTTACCAGAAAGAATACTGGGAAGACACTCTAGAGGATGACGCTATCTCTGCGGAGATGGCTAGGTTTGAGGTACTGGAATACTGGGGTGTTTTAGATGCAGAGCTTGCAGATGAGGCCGATATTGATATCCCAAAGGAATTAGCCGACAAGGATGAGCTACAAGTAAACATCTGGGTATGTAACGGGCAAATACTACGCCTAGTACTCAATCCATTCACTCCTAGCCGTATTCCCTACCTATCCGTACCTTATGAGCTTAATCCATACAGCTTCTTTGGAATTGGCGTAGCTGAGAACATGACAGACACGCAATTGCTGATGAATGGCTTTATGCGGATGGCAGTAGATAACGCCGCTCTATCAGGGAACCTATTAATTGAGCTTGATGAGACTAACTTAGTTCCGGGGCAGGATATGTCTGTATATCCGGGAAAAGTCTTTAGAAGACAGGCTGGAGCGCCCGGACAGGCACTCTTCGGCACTAAGTTTCCTAACGTATCTCAAGAGCTATTAATGATGTTCGATAAGAGCCGACAGCTTGCTGATGAGGCTACAGGTATACCCAGCTACTCACACGGTTCTGGAGCCGTAGGTGGGGTTGGTAGAACCGCTAGTGGTATGTCTATGCTAATGGGAGCAGCCGCACAGAATATTAAGGCTGTAGTCAGGAATATTGATGACTATTTACTAGGGCCGCTAGGTAAGAGCCTCTTCGCATTTAACATGCAGTTTAACTTCGACAAGGAGTTTATCGGAGACCTCGACGTTAAGGCTAGAGGTACTGAGAGCCTGATGCGGAATGAGGTACGCAGCCAGAGGCTCCTGCAGTTCATGCAGATGACTGCCAATCCCTCGATGCAGCCGTTTGTTAAGTATGACTACATCTTGAGAGAGCTTGCGTCTTCTATGGACTTGGATGAGGACAAGATACTCAACGATCCGCGTGAGGCAGCTATTCAACAGAAGATGATGGCTGAGATAGCAGCTATGATGCCACCGCCCCCAGAGCAGCCACAGGCTCAGGGAGAGGCTCCACAGGGTCCACCACCCGTAGCTGACCCCACAGGTAACGGCGGCGGGAATATAGTCGCTGGAGCAGCCCCAGAGCCAGACGCACAGGGCTTCACAGGAGGCGGCGGGGGAGCCAACGGCGGTAACGCACCACAGCCCCAGCAACCGCCTCAGGGTCCACTACAGTAATGGATAAGCAGTTTTTCAGGGGTCTCCTACCCTTAGTCAATGACAGGGATCAGTACGCATCTCTCAAGGACTACGCCAATGCTCGTATCAAGCAGTACCACGGCCTCTTGGAGACCATGAAGGACCACCACCGTGTGTTGGAGATTCAGGGTGCTATCGCTGAATTGAAGCGGATTGAAACTCTTCGGGATGAAGTAATTAAGGGAGCCGAATAATGGGTCTGTACGAGTACATGTTTGGTGGCGGCGAGAAGGTAGATGATGACCTTGAGGAAACCCAAAAAGGCATGGGATACGGCGAGCTAATTCTAGACAACGTCATTGGCTTAGATAATGAGTATGACAGCTTCGGGGAGAAGCTAGGACGGACCATCAACGAAGATGAAATTGGCTTTATGAAACAGGCTGGTCAGGGCATCTACGAAGGGGCCAAAGACTTTATCAAGGCTCCCATAGAAACTACTAAAGAAGCGGTAAAAGAAGTAGCCACTAGCACTAAGGACTTATTCACTAAAGACTTGGATGAACGCCTACAGGAAATGTACGGCGTGGATATGACTTCTGCTACTGGTGAGCAAATAACAGCCGCAAGAGAAGGCGTTATGAGTGATGCATTAGGTGCGTCTGCTCTTATCCCCGCGGCGGGTGTGGGTATCAAAGGAGCTAAGGTACTAGCCAACGCAATGCCTGAAGTTGAGTTTGATCCTAATACTGTAGGCATGAATATGGGCAATGTTTCATTTAAGTCTAAAGATGAACCTGAAATAGAACTACCACCAGCGTCTAATTCGCAAAGAACCCAAATAGCGGGTACATTACCCACATATAAAAAAGCAGACGCCCTTCTTACCGATCTATCAGGAGAAGGCTCTACTTTGGACTATGGTGCTGGACTAGGTCTATCTCAGAGGGAACTGGGATATGATACTTTTGAGCCATTTCCCCGTGAAGGTTTTGAGCCTACGTTTAATTCCGGTGCAGATATACCAGAGGGTTCTTACAAACGTATTACCAATCTAAATGTTTTGAATGTCGTTCCTAAAGAAACACGGGATGAAATTGTTAAAGACATTGGCCGTATATTACAGCCAGACGGCACTGCCATCATAACCACTAGAGGCCGCGATGTTTTAAACGCCAAAGGTGATGCAGGGCCAGAGGCAATGTCTCTTATTACTTCTGCAGGAACTTATCAAAAAGGTTTCACCCAAAGTGAACTACGTGAATATGTACAAGAAACTTTAGGCGATAATTTTGAGGTTGTTAATAATAAGCTTGGAGCCGCTGGTGTAACTATTCGTAAGAAAAGTTCCGGTACAGTACCTGCTACAGTAGCCGAGCAGACAGAAAACATGCTCGACATAGATCGTCGGGTAGATACTCGCATACCAACTCAAGACGTTATGACTAGGGGTCCAATGGCTGGGCGAGAGTCTGAAGACTTTGACAAAGTAGGTTCGGGTACTTTGATTTCAGACGGTGCAGGTTTAGCACAAAACTTCAACAATGAAGCAAACTTCAAAATGATTATTGAGGGCTACCCCGGATTTAATAAGCTTTGGTCAGACGATGTAGCTGAAACACAGGCAAATATTACCAATAGAATGACTGAAAACATTGTCAGTTTGTATGATATGTCTGACAAACTAGGTATCGCTGAAGAGTCTGCTCAGTGGTATAAAGGGGCTAATAGAATTGCTCTGGGTCTAGCAAATAGATTTGGTGTTTCGGATACTAAGACCGCAGGTGTTTTGGCTGCACTATCTCCGGGGAAAGACTGGTTTCAAAACGTAGCAATGGCTGAACGCATTATTAAACATAATGCTGAATTAGGGCCAAATGCGCCGTGGACCTCTGAAATGTCTGCGGTATCTAATACAGTCAAAGCCAGTGCTAAGGGTGATGCTAAGACAGCTTGGCAAAAACAACCAGAATTTGAAAATGTGGTGGGAAGACCTTGGGGCGATATGGAAACCCCTATGGAAAAAGCACTATGGATAAGAGCCTATGACGAGGCACATTTTGGTAGCAACTTTAGAGAAGTTAGCCCCGAAGGTGATTTACTAGGATATGATGTTAATAAAGCAGGTAGTCCTAGCACTCTTGTACATCAAAGCTTTCCTAATATGGAAAAGGCCATTCGTATATTAGATGGTGATGGAGAGTTAGATTCTATTTCCCCTGAGCTAGGTAACGCGCATAAAGTCCGTAACTTCTTTAACAATATTTTAAATCCTGACAGCCCTAAAGATGTTACAGTAGATACGCACCAGATTGCAGCGGGGTTGTTTAGACCTTTAGGGCAAAAAGCTACTGAAGTTACTCAAGGCCTTTCAGGAGCAAACGTCAAAGGTGACCCTCGTAGGTGGTCAAATGCTGGAGACAAGCTTTCAGGAACTAGCGGAAGCTACGGATTGTACTTCGATGCTACCTCAGAAGCAGCTAAACTTAGAGGCGTACTTCCTAGAGAAATGCAATCTGTTTCGTGGGAGCAATTACGGACTTTGTTTCCAAAAACTTTAAAGGCAAACAAAAGCTTTGTATCCAGCGTAGAAGCCGTCTGGAATATGGTTGATGAGGGTATATTAACCTCACAAGCGGCCAGAGAAAGAATTATTGAAATAGCTGATGATTACGGTGCTGGCGGTCAGAACTTAGTACCTTCTTGGAAAAGCTTTGATGGCAAACGTAGAGATATTGGCATTGCAACCGCAGGTCTCATGGGAGCCGCTGGTTTAGCTACCGCAGAAGAAGCCCCTGCCGAAGAAGAAGGCTTTGCCACTCCCCAGTAAGGAAATTTTATGAGCGAACAAGCTGAATACGAGAAGTACTTAGGTGACCTCTACGAGATGGAGCAGAAGTACTTACGGGAACGCTACCCAGAAGACTTTGAGGAGCAGGACCGGCTGGATGCCTTAGAGGACGCCAGAGATGAGGACGGTAACGTAACCTTTAGAGATGTTGCGAAGTTAGGTCTCATGGGCGTGATGCTAGGCGGTCAGAAGCTAGGCTTCAACATGGGTCCGGTCTGGGAGTCGATTAAGGGAACAGGCTTTGCATTAGGCGGCGTAGCTACCGCCACTAAGGGAATTACCACACAAGAGGGAAAAGACATGGCAGCTAAGAAATTTCAGCGTGATGATAAAAAAGCCGACACCAACGAAGACGGTATGCTGTCTCCCCGTGAAAAAGAAGTCGGAGATGCTACTCAGAAGACTGCTCTAAAGATGTACCACGGCGGCATGGCTTGCGGCTGTGAGGGAGACTGTGACGGCTCCTGCGGCGGTATGATGGACGGCATCATGGGTTATGATGATGTAAGTGGCAATCCCATTCCAATTGGCTCCAGCGCAACTAATGTGCGCGATGATATTGAGGCCATGATTTCAGAAGGCGAATACGTTTTACCTGCTCACGTAGTCTCATGGCACGGCTTAAAGCATATTAAAGATATGCAAGCTGAAGCTGAGATGGGTCTCATGGCTATGCAGATGGACGGTTTGATCCAGCATGTCGAAGAAAAATCCAATAGCAAAAGCTCTGAGGACACCGAAGTTTCGGATGAGGGTGATACCCAACAAGAAGAAGCCTACGAGGAAGTCCAAGCATCAGAAGAAATTCCATCTGAAGAGATGGATATAGAGGTCGCTGCCGTCGAGGTAGACGATCAATTAGACGATACAGACGATATTGAAGAGATTATGCCTGTATCAAAAACCCTACCCGGAATGCTCAAGAAACAGAAGATAGCATTCATGGTTTAATTGGATACCCGAAGATTATCGGACCCATAAGGAAACTCAATGTTAAAACAAAAGTATACTCGTACACCCGATACTGAAGAAGATTTAACCTACACAGAAGAAATGGCTCAACAGCAACCTGAACCTCAAGAGCAATTAAACGCTGAAGAGGAAAGCTATAAGAAGCGGTATCAGGACATTCAGCGGCATATACAGACGGTACGCGATCAAAAAGATAAGGAAATAGCTGAAGTAAAAAAACAGCTAGATGCAGCCACTAAGAAGCAAATACGCTTCCCGAAGACAGATGAAGAAGTTGAGGCGTGGTCTAACCGCTACCCAGATGTTGCCAAAATCGTTGATACTATAGCCAGAAAACGGGCTAACGAGGCTCTGCAAGAAGGCGAAGAGCGTCTAAAGCAGGTAGAGAAATTTGAACGTAATCTACACAAACAGTCGGCTGAACAAGAGCTACTGGCTCTGCACCCTGACTTTGTAGAAATACGAAATGATGCAGCATTCCATGAGTGGGTGGCTGAACAGCCAACCGCCCTTCAAGACAGTGTGTATAAGAATACTACAGACGCTAAGTGGGCTGCTCGAACAATTGATCTGTATAAAATCGATACAGGTAAACGCACGAAGAAGACTAAGTCAGCCGCTGAAGCTGTTGGCCGTACATCATCTTCTGCACCAACCACCGGCAGCAAGGCCACCTTCTCTGAGAGTATGGTACAGGCCATGAGTGATCGTGAGTATGAGGCCAATGAAGAAGCCATTCAAGCCGCAATTGCTTCCGGTACATTCTCCTACGATATTTCTGGCGCTGCCAGATAAAAAAAGCCGTAGGCTTAGGTTGACAATTAAGCCACTTAACTATAGCCTACGGCTGCGCCCTTGGGGGTGCAGTATCTTAGTAATTAACTATTGTATTAGTTGCGTCAATGTGTTATAATGAAACCATTGATTTCATAGATGTAGGACACTCTTAGAGAGTACACCCCGCATCTCCCTCCAGATAATAGATACAAAGTCTACCAGTGCGTTAGACCCGCCATTAGCGATACTCTAATCAAGCTGACACTGTTGTTTAATTGTCTGATCTAGCTGCTTCTAGAATTATTTAATCATTTTATTAATCACACAATTACGTGTGCCTAGAAGTTTATTTTAAGCCATTTCATACAAGGATTTTAAAGCAATGGCATTTCCAAAGGCATCCGGTTATTCTAACCTGAATCAGGGCAATTTCAGCCCAGTAATCTACTCCAAGCAAGTACAGAAGGCTCTAAGAAAGGCGTCTGTAGTAGAGTCAGTTACTAACACTGACTATGCTGGAGAAATCGCTAACTTCGGTGACTCTGTTAAGATTATCAAAGAACCCGACATCACTATCACAACCTATGAGCGTGGTACTCAATTGGCGACACAAGACTTGACTGACGCCGATTTCACTATGGTCGTTGATCAAGCAAACTACTTCCAGTTCGCTATCGATGATATCGAAGAGGCGCATTCGCATGTTTCGTTCGGTCAGCTTGCTAGTGATCGTGCAGGTTACAAGCTGCGTGATACATTTGATGCAGAAGTACTTGGCTATCTATCCGGTTGGAAGACACCTTCATCATGGGCGCGGCGTTCCGCATCTGGCGATATTAACGGTACTAAAGCCGATACTAACGCTGGCAATGATGAAATGTTGGCAACTAACAAGTTGGATATCACAGATTTTGGTGGTTCAGACTTGGGCAATGTTGGAGAAGTAACATCTATTCCAATCGCCGCTGGCGGTGGTGCTGGTGGTATCACTTCTCCATTGGCAATCCTAAACCGTATTGCACGGCAAATGGACCAAGCCAATGTAGACACAGATGGCCGCTGGGTGGTAATCGATCCGGTATTTGCAGAAGTACTGATGGACGAGTCTAGTAAACTTATTAACGCTGACTTCGGTGGCGGCGATGAGTTGCGTAACGGACGCTTGCCCGGAACACTTCGTGGGTTCTCAATCTACAAGTCTAACAACCTTCCATACTTAGGTACGGGTGCTGGAACAGCCGCGACTGCGGGTTCTGAAACCAACTTCGGGGTGATGGTTGCTGGTCACGCATCTGCGGTAGCTACGGCTCAACAGATTGCTAAGACTGAGACCTTCCGGTCACCTACTACATTCGCGGACATCGTGCGCGGCATGAGCCTCTATGGGCGCAAGATTCTGAGGCCAGAAGCTCTGTTCACAGCGAACTATAACCTCGCATAATCTGGGTAGGGGCAGTGGCAATCACTCTAACCAATCGTGCTAAGAATGCCGCCTTGAACGGCATCGTGGACGAAATCGACAGCGGCGGTTCTGCAGGTACTCTGCAAATCCTAGATGCTTCCGATACTGAGTTAGCGACACTGCCCTTAACCAACCCAGCATTCGGAGCCGCAGATAGTGGCTCCGTTTCTGCCAATACTATCACCACTGACACCACAGTGAATGCGGGTACGGCATCTAAATTCAAAGTCTTTACTAGCGGTGGCTCCGAAGTCTTCAGAGGCACTGTGACTAATACCGGCGGCGGCGGTGATCTCACCTTAACCAACGTCAAT